CTGAAGATGGTGTTACAACTTCTGTTGCTCACTGGTTAGAAGAAGATGATTTCCGTAATAATGGTGGAGTAATGAATCATGAAACCGTAGAGAGTATTTCAAAGCGTCGTAAACCATTTACTGTAGACTATACTGGTTTTGGTTGGCTTCTTATTAAGAATGGAGTATTCGAACATCCAGAAATGAAGTATCCTTGGTTTGCTCCTAAGATGCAAGTATTTGAATCTGGAGAAGTTCAGGATATGTGTGGAGAAGATGTATCATTCTGTTTAGATGCAAAAGAAGCAGGTTTTGAGATTTGGTGCGACCCTCGTATTAGAGTTGGTCACGAAAAAACAAGAATTATCTGATTTGAATGGCTAACGAATCTTACAACATACTTTGCAAAGGGCGTAAAATTTATTCCTCACTTACAGAGGAGGAATATTTCAATATTATGGAGGACCTGGCAATTGAGTATTATCAGACAGGTTCTCCAAATCCAAGTGAAATTGAAACTGAAATTGTAGGAGAAAATTAATGGCTAAAGCAAAAGTTGGTTTAAATAAGAGTTCTTATATTCCTGGTCCTCCTAAAAAGTCTCGCCAAGGAGAAGGAGGAGGGACCAAATATGCAGCGTCTTCTCGTAATGGAGCTCGTAAAAAGTATAGAGGTCAAGGTAAAGGATGATGAATGATCTTGAGGAATGGATTGATAAGATAAAAAACTCTCATCCAGACCTTAAAGGTTATTCAATATGCCCCTTTGCGAAAACAAATACATATAAAATTGTAAAATGCTCAATCGACGATATCAAACCTCTTGATGAAGAGTTTGGTGTCGTCATTTTTGTAGTTGAAGATGACTTAGACTTGAATTATGGATATCAAAAAATTCAAGAATTGAATGAGTTATACCCAAAATACAAGTTTTTTGATGATTTTAGAGATGAACCAAGTTTCATTAATGGAATTCAAACAAATAATGGACTGTATAATCTAATATTGTATCAAAATGAAAAATTTTTGACTAAAATGAGACAAATTTTAGCAAAAACTGGGTACTATGATCTTTGGGATGATGATTATCTAAAAAAAATCTTGGAAAAAGACTATGAAATGGTTCAAAATATTAGAAATAAATAAATTTTTAAGACTTTTGTGTGTTGGAAAGAGTTTCTATGGGCAAACACCTTCTTTTGGAGGTGTATGATGTTGATTTTGGTCTTTTAAACGATTCAATTTCTCTTCAGGAAGTGATGGAGAGAGGAATTGAAAGGGCGAAGATGACGATTTTAAATGTTTTTCAACATTGTTTCTATCCACAAGGGTGTACTATCGTCATTGCACTGGCAGAAAGTCATGTTTCTTGTCATACTTGGCCAGAAAATGGGTGTATTGCGATAGATGTTTACACCTGTGGTGAAGGAAATCCAAAATTAATCGCATTAGAGTTACTAAAATACTTAGATTCTGATAACTATTCTCTTAGGGAAGTAAACCGTTAAATAGACAATAGGAGATAGAAACCTCCTTCATAAAAGTTCTGTTTTATTCGATTAAAACAGGAGCTAAAATGTCTAATTTACCAGTTGATAGAGACAACAATTATATGAGAGAGATGTGGGGAACCACCAAATTAATTACGGATTATGATGCAGAACCCACAAAAAGAGTAATTCAAGAGGTTATGCACGACTTGGCACCAAAACATGACTTTAAAAAACAAATTGAATTGCACGAAAAAATTAGAAATGATGAAGACTATGATGATTGGTCGTATGGAACAGAGCCAACATATGGATCTCCTTGGAAATGAACATAAATAAATAAAGAAATTTTATGTCCGATGGCAATTACTAGGATATCTAGATCCTTCAAAGATATTAGTTTATCCTTTGAACCTCATCCTGTTACTAAGGATTTGCCAATTTTGAAGAATCAAAATGCAATTATAAGGTCAATTCGCAATTTAGTTGAAACAATTCCTACCGAAAGATTTTTTAATTCTACAATCGGTTCGAATGTTCGCTCTAGTTTATTTGATTTTGTTGATTTCGGTACTGCATCGACAGTCCGAGACCAAATTATTACCTGTATTCAGAACTATGAACCTAGAGTTACTGATGTAATTGTTGATGTAGATCCAAGACCTGATACAAATGAATTTGAAGTTACAGTTACTTTTAATATTATCGGACAAGAAATTCCAACACAGCAATTCTCATTTATATTAGAGGCAACAAGATAAAATGCCTTTTACAAAGTTCGCCAACCTAGATTTTGATCAGATAAAGACCTCTATCAAAGATTATCTCCGTGCAAATTCAAATTTCACGGACTTTGACTTTGAGGGGTCTAATTTTTCTGTCCTTATTGATACATTAGCATATAACACATATATTACAGCATTTAATTCTAATATGACTGTTAATGAATCCTTCTTGGATTCTGCAACAGTCAGAGAAAATGTGGTTTCTCTAGCAAGGAATATTGGTTATGTACCACGCTCTAGAACCGCCTCTACAGCAGAGATTACATTTTCTGTAAGCACTGCCGCAGCAACTCCTACACTAACCTTACAGGCGGGTCTAGTGTGTGTTGGTAGCGTTGATGGGTCATCATATGTTTTTTCTTCTCCATCTAATATTTCTAGTACCGTTATAAACGGTACTGCAACATTCAACAATGTTAGTATTAAAGAAGGAACTTTTTTAAAGAAGCAATTTACGGTTGATGGGTCTCTCGATCAAAAATTTATTTTGAATAATTCGTTTATTGATACTTCAACCATCGTTGTTTATGTAAAGGGGACTAGCGATACTGGATTGGGCAGAGTATATTCTCTTGCTGATAATATTTTTGATATTAATTCAACATCAGAAATTTATTTGATACAAGAGGTTCAGGATGAAAAATATGAACTTCTCTTTGGAGATGGGTATTTTGGCAAAAAACTTGAAAATGGTACTATTATTACAGTAACTTATATCGTAACAGATGGTAAGGATGGAAATGGTGCTGATACATTTTCATTTGCTGGAACTTTACAGGATGCAAGTGGTATTACTATTGTTCCAACGAATACAATTACCGTAACCACAAATCAAAGATCTCAAAATGGAGGTGATATTGAAGGAATAGATTCGATTAAGTATTTTGCACCTAGAATTTATTCATCTCAATATAGAGCAGTTACTGCAAAAGATTATGAGGTAATTATCAAATCAAAAGTTTATCCAGATACTGAGTCAGTTTCTGTTATTGGAGGTGAAGAATTAACTCCCCCACAATTTGGTAAAGTGTTGATTAGCATTAAACCAAAAAATGGAACATATGTGTCCGATTTCAATAAACAGCAAATTCAAAATAAATTAAAACAATATACTGTTGCAGGAATTGATCCCAAAATTATAGATTTAAAAGTATTATATGTGGAAATTGATTCTTCAATTTATTACAACTACTCTCAAATTAGCAGTGTAGAAGATTTAAAAACAAGAGTCAATAATTCACTTACCACATATTCAGAATCCACAAATTTAAATACTTTTGGCGGCAGGTTTAAGTATAGTAAATTACTTCAGGTTATTGATAATACAGATGCCGCAATAACTTCAAATATTACGAAGGTAAGAATTAGAAGAGATTTAAAAGCACTTATTAATCAACCAACCCAATATGAAATTTGTTATGGAAATAAATTTCATGCAAACCCAGCAGGAAAAAATATCAAATCGACGGGATTCCACATTGCTGGAGAACCGGACACTGTATACTTTACAGACACTCCAAATAGTGATTTGAAAACTGGAACCATTTCAATTGTAAAACCATATCCAGTAATTTCTGGTGTTGGTACAACCTCGGTGATGAAAACTCCAGTTGTGGTTCAATCTGCAGGAACAGTTAATTATGAAACTGGTGAAATTCTTCTCGGATCTTTAACTATTACTTCGACTGAGTTAGATCAAGATATTATTGAAATACAAGCATTTCCAGAATCAAATGACATCATTGGTCTCAAAGATCTTTATATTCTATTTGATGTTTCTAAAAGCACAATAAATATGATTAAAGATGTCATTGCTTCTGGTGATGATATATCTGGAGTGGTATTTTCAAAAGACTCTTACAGATCAAGCTATTCGAACGGGGAATTAACGAGGTCGTAATATGATACAAACTGGTTTTGAATCTAGGGTAAAAGTTCAACAAATAATTGAAAATCAGCTTCCAGAATTTATCTTAGATGAAAGTCCAAAGGCTGCAGAATTTTTAAAGCAATATTATATTTCTCAAGAATATCAAGGTGGTCCTATTGATATTGGTGAGAATTTAGATCAATATTTAAAATTAGACAATCTAACACCAGAAGTTATTGTAGGTTCAGTTGGACTATCAACCGATATTTCTGCCTCTTCTGGAATTGCAATTACTGTTACATCGACAAAAGGGTTTCCTTCTTCTTATGGATTATTAAAAATTGATGATGAAATAATAACATATACTGGTATTACTACAAATACCTTCACAGGATGTATTCGTGGATTTAGTGGAATTACAAATTATCACAAAGAACTATATTCTGAGGAACTTGTTTTTTCAGACACTGTTGCAGTTCCACACGCAAAAAATTCTACTGTAGAAAATTTAAGTTCTCTTTTTCTACAAGAATTTTATAAAAAACTAAAATATACACTCACACCAGGTTTAGAAAGTGTAGATTTTGTTTCTGATTTAAATGTTGGTAATTTTATTAAAGAAGCAAGAACCTTATATCAAGCAAAAGGAACTGAAGAGTCATTTAGAATTTTATTTAATGTTCTTTTTGGGGAAACTCCAAAAGTAATAGACCTGGAGAAATTTCTTGTTAAAGCATCTTCAGCGACTTATATAAGAAGAGATGTTGTTATTGCCGAAACAATTAGTGGAAATCCAATCAAACTTGCCGGACAAACTATTACAAAAAGTACAGATCCAAATACTACTGCATCTGTATCTGAAGTTGAAGTTATTAGTAGGAAGGGAAAAACATATTATAAACTTTTACTTTTCATTGGATATGATGATGCATTTCCAACAATTACTGGAACATTTAATATTACCGGAAATACTAAAAACTTAGATTATGTAAGTATTGGTAGTTCTGTCATTAGTGTAGATTCTACAATTGGATTTCCAAGTTCCGGAAAATTATACTCTGGAAGTAATGTGATTACATATACTGATAAAAGTATTAATCAATTTTTTGGATGCTCTGGGGTTACTTCTGGAATTGCAACTGCTTCAGTAATTCGTTCCGATGAAACTTATTATGGGTATGAAGATGGAGATATTTCCAAAAAAGTTGAGATAAGAATTACTGGCGTTTTATCTGATTACAAATCAATTACTGAAAATTCTTCAATTAACATAGGTGAACAAATTACAGTAAAAAATATTGGAGAAATTATCAAAAATCCGACCACCAATCCATCATATAAAGAAATTTTTGCAAATAGTTGGATTTATAATACAAGTTCCAGATATCAAATTGATAGTTTTGGATCTGGATCAATTTCCCAATTTAATCTTAAGAGTTCAATTGATAAGTCGAGTTTAAAAATCGGTGATTACATTGATATTGTTTCTAGAGATTCTCAAACAATAATTTTTTCAAATTTAAGAATTACTGGAATTACGGGAACACAAGTCACAACTAATCAATCTTTTACTTTAAATTCTAGTTTTAATTATGATATTAGAAGAAAAATTATTAATGCTAGTAGTTCTTTAGTCTCTTTAGAATTTAATCCAACAATTGCAGATGTTCAAAATGTTTATAATGAAAATAATGAATACATGTATGTTGCATCAAATTCATTACCATCATATCAAATAACCAAATCACTTTTTTCATATAATGCTATTGGAGTTTCGGGACAAGATTCTAGTACTGGACTATATTCAATCATCACATTTTCAACTAAAGTTTCATTTTTAACAGGAAGTGAAGTATACTATACTCCATCACAATCTCCAATTTCTGGATTACTGGAAGGTGTATATTATGTTGAAGTTCTCCCCGGAAATCTTCAAATCAAATTATATGCTTCCAGATCCGTTATAGGTTCTTCAAATTATATAAGTTTTGGTGAATTAACCTCTGGAACACACAATTTCATACTCAACTCACAAAAACAAAAAGTATTATCTCCACAAAAAATACTTAGAAAGTTTCCCCTCTCAGTTAATATTGGTGATGGACAATCTGATTTAACCGAACCAGGTTCAGTTGGTATGTTGATTAATGGTGTTGAGGTTTCCAGTTATAAATCAAATGATAAAATTTATTATGGACCACTCAAATCAGTTGATGTTTTGAATGGTGGAACTGGTTATGATGTTATTAATCCCCCAGTGTTATCACTATCTTCTGGTAGTGCGTTAGTCCAACCAATAGTAAATGGATCGGTAGAAAAAATTTATATAGATCCTCAAGATTTTGATATTGATGTTGTAGTTTCTGTAGCTCTTACTGGAGGAAATGGTAATGGATCTTCTTTTGAACCAGTAATTGAGAAAAGAAGGAGGGAAATTGAGTTCGATGCGAAAGAATTAAGTTATGGTGGTGGAATTGATATTACCAATGAAACTCTTACATTTTTAACTCCTCATAGTTTAATCGATGGGCAACCAATTACATATAGACCTGGAAATAATCCCCCATTAGGAATAGGTCCATTTAACGGATCCAATTCTGATAGTGGTCAGACATTAGTAGATGAATCTACTTATTATGTAAAATTTGTCAACGATACCACTATACAACTTTATCAGTCTCTCTCCGATTATAGATCTGGAATCAATACTGTTGGATTTACAACAATTGGAACTTCTGGAATTCAAAAATTTGTGACAGGCACAAAAAATACTTTAACCCATATCAAAGTATTGAATGGTGGAAGTGGATATCAGAATAAAAAACTCAGAGTTTTGCCAACAGGTATTTCTACTGCAGACAGCACAATAAAATTTACAAATCATAGATTTAATAGTGGCGAACTGGTAACATATGATTATCAAACAACAGCAATTAGTGGATTATCTACAGAAAAACAATATTATGTAATGAAAGTTGATGATGATAATTTTAAACTTGTTGATGCTGGAATTGCTGGAACTTACAGAGCAGATTATGAAAGAGGGAAAACCGTACAATTTTCTACTTCTGGGTCTGGTTATCAGATATTCAACTATCCACAAATATCTTTAAAGGTTGAATACAGTTCAGTTGGTCTTGGTAGTACTCAATTTAAAGGATCAATTATTGCAACACCAATTGTAAGAGGAAAAATTGACGGAACATATGTTTATAATGAAGGATCGGATTATGGATCCACTATTTTAAATTATCATAATAGACCATCAATTACTGTTAAAAATGGTAAAGATGCTCAATTTAAACCTGTTATTATTAATGGTAGAATAGAAGATGTTTCTATTCTATACGGAGGAACCGAATATTATTCTACGCCTGATATTGAAGTATCAGGATCTGGAACAGGAGCAATTTTAAAACCAGTAGTTGTAGATAATAAAATTACTCATGTAATAATTGTAAATAGGGGATCTGGATATTTAGAATCAAACACTCTCATTACTGCCAAACCTGCAGGGAAAAATGCAATTTTTGAATCTCAGGTGAGATCAATTACAGTTAATAATAATATTTTATATGATGATATTAATGATACAAAGGTAGAAGCAACTGAATTAATTAGATCTTCATATAAAAATTTACAATATAGTGTTTGTGGATATTCAAATTTAATTCAAAGCACATTTAATGATACTGGGTCTTCACACTCACCTATTATTGGATGGGCATATGATGGAAATCCAATCTATGGTTCTTATGGATACAAAGATCCTAAAGATAAAAATTCAACTATTAAAAAGTTAGTTCCTGGATATACCGCAAATTCTGCTAATATTTCAAATAGACCGACAGGATTTAATCAAGGATTTTTTGTTGAAGATTATGGATTTACAAATTCTGGGGATTTGGACGAGTGTAATGGAAGATTTTGTGTAACTCCAGAATTTCCTAATGGTGTTTATGCATATTTTGCAACTTCAACTATTGATGCAAACAGCAATGTTGTCGGACAATTTCCGTACTTTATTGGTAATAGATATAGATCAAACTTCATAAATGAAAATAAAACTTTAAATCAATCGTTTGATTTTAACAATTCAAACTTGATTCGGAATACATTTCCTTATAAGGTAAATGATGAATATGCTGATAACGACTTTATTACTGAGTCAAATGAA